TTGAACAGCTAATTTAATTGCTGAGAACCACATTACTTTTTATAACCACCTTTTTTCATTTTAACTGGAGGTACATTTGGATTAGGTCCTTTCTTAGGCGGTGGTCCATAACTAACACCACCAGATAATCCTCCAACTTTATAAGCTACAAAATTAAAAAAGTTTTCTTTTGGTTTTATTAATAAGGGATCAATAGGTTTTGTTACTTCCATAGGAAGTATAGTAGGGGAATCATGACCTCCTGCAACAGCTGTAACTGGAGATATTTTATTTTTACCATACCCCGCAGATTTTAAATAATCTTTTCCAATAGGTGAATTAGGTTTTAAAGCTTTATTTTCAGTTCTATAAAAATCTCTAGCTAAGCCTTCTTTAGTTGCAAATTTTTGTCTACTTTTATAATTTTGTTTAGCTGCAAAATTACCTATAGTTGTAATAGGGCCCAATCCTACAAGAGAAGCTGCAATTTGAGATTTATAACCAAAAGGTTTACTAAAAGGTACATCTCTATTAGCACCTTTAAAAATATTTTTTGATCCCTTGTATGTTTTAGTGCTTGCAGATTTAGTAGTTTTGCTTCCACCACCCCCTGTGTTTGTGCTTCCACCAGCTCCTGGTGCACTTCCTGAAACACTACCTTTACTATCTCTTCCTCCACCTTGGTAGCCTCTATCGGATGCACCCATAGTGCCTCCACCACCAAATTTTCTAATCTTTCTTTTCATTATTTTTGTTTCCTCATTCTGGCTATTTCAAGTTTCTCTTCAGCAATTCTAATTCTTTCTGCTGCTTGATCTTCATTGTTTTCTAGTTTCATCTTTTCAATATCTAGTTTTTCATCAATTTCATTTTCTCTAATCTCATTACCCATCATATCTTGTTCAGATTTTCTCTGTAAGTCCATAGCTTTAATATCTAGTTCTCTTTCTTTCAATGCAACTAGTGGATCTTTTTGTTGACCCATCGCTTCACCTTGAGCAAGTTGTGTAGTTATCTCTGCAACTTTTTTTGCAATCATTGATGCAACTCTAATCTCTGCTGCTTCTGGATCTTGTTGTAACATTTGTTGCATTTGAGGATCTTCTTGTATCATTGCACCAACTTCTCCTTGAGCTTTCATTGATACGTGCTCAGATATATGTGCTTGTAGGGCAGAATATACTTGAGGATTAATCTGAACCATTCTTGTTGCCATAAAAGCAACGTGAGCTGCCATATGTGCATCATGATCTTGAGTCGGGAACGCTTTTAATGGTTTCTGATATAATGATTCCATATTCTCGGTTGCCGGATCTTTAGGAACTTGTTTTTCTTGTGGAATAAGTAGTTGATCAATATCTTGGGTCCCTAATGCTTCATATACTCTACGATACGCCTCTCTCAGGTTGTGCATCATAGGATTTGACATAGCAATCTTTAGATTCTCGTTTGCAAGTGTCACTCTTTGGGCCATACTCATGATATTTGGGTCGGCTACTGGAATTACATCTACTCGATCATCAAAATCAGTTTGTTTTACTGCTTGATCGGCACCATATACTGAATATGGGTAGATTGGAGGTAGATATGTTCCAAATACTTTTGATAATAGTCTAAATTCTCTACGCATTGAGTAGTAACAACGCTTGTGTATTGCGCTCATGACTCTTGAACCACGTTCTAGAAGCGAAACTGTAGTACCAACAGCTCTATTTTGCATGTCATTACCCGTATCCATGTTAGTTATTGCTGCAAACTTCTGTCCTGCTTGCACAACAAAGCCCATTAATTGGTATAATGTAGCTGATGGTTCTTTAAATGGTAAAATTTGGAACTGATCTTTGATATTTCCACCAGGTGCATCCACATCTCTGAACTCTCCTGGTTGAAATGGTTGGTCATCGTCTCTAATTCTAATACCTCTAGACTTAAATCCAGCAGGTAAGTTTGATAATGTTCCAGCATCTAGTAATTGTCTTAGTGATTGAGTGGCTGTTCTACTTAATCCACCAATCATGTGTGTTAAACCAAAACCATAAAACCCTAATCCTGGTAAAAATTTAAAATGTACGAAGTATTCTTTTCTTTTTTTAGTTTCATCATTCATATCGTAGTTACGATAGATAGATAATACTTCACCTGAACCTTCATCAATAGTTACGATGTAAGGAATTTTAACTTGTTTATCTGGATTTTGCATCTCAAACTCTTCTAAGTTTAAATCGACATGCATTTCAAGAATTTGATATGAATATTGTTTATCAGTTGAAGGTGTTACTCCTTCTAGTTCTTGATATTTCTTTTCAATTTCTGTTGGACCTGCTGCAGTTGGTTTTAATTCTACATCTCTATAAAATCCTGCTGCTTGTTTTTTTAAAATTTCGTTCTCACCCATTTTAATAACATGAGTAATTCTTTCACAATCCATTAAATCAGTTGCATAGTATGGAACTACTAAATCTTCAGCTGGTATAAATTTTGATACCGCTCTTTGCATTACTTCATCATAATAAACTTTTTTAAATGCAGATCCTGCTAGGGCTAAATAAAATAACAGTTGATCAAATTCTGGAGTGTACTCTTCCATCTCTTCAGTCAACATGTAGTTCATAAAATCTTGCACACGTTGTGCTTGGTTTACTTTTTCATTATCTTCCACTCCAAGAACTCTAGTTCTTACTGGTCCTTGAGACGGGAGTAATTCTTTATAAGCTTGTGCTTGAAATGATGTAACCGCTTCGGATAAAAGTGGATGAGTCACGGATGCCGAACCTTTGAAGGGTCTCGTCATCGTTGTGTGTTTAATTCCTAATAAATCTAAATTACTAGTATAAGAAGTTTCCCAATCCTTACGTGATACTCTATCTTTTTTATAATCATCTAATAACTGATTTGACATTCGTTGAAGAGTCTCGTCAGACATTTCTTCTGTAAGATTTTTAAAAAACTCTTCAGTCTCGCTTATTGCGTCTTCAACAGTTGTAGGTTCCTCTCCTTCTAATTCAATATCAATTTCTTCAGAATCAGGAGTTACTATTTCCTCTTCAATTGCTTTTTCAATTTCAGCCATGTTAAAAATTAATAAAGTTTAGTTGGTTTACTTCTCGCCATTCCACCGCCACGAGCTTTAACCATAGTCCCTTTTTTAAATAGAGGTTTATCAAATGTAAATCCAAACAAACCAGGTTTGTCACTATTACTTTTTTTACTTACAGTATTTCTTTTTGATGCTCTAGATTTTTTCATTGCATCTGAGTAAGCTGTTTTATTTTCATAAGTTTTACCACCAGATTCAATTTTTCCATCTTTTAAAACATTAATAGATTTTTGATTTAAACCACTAACTTTTTTACCACCTTGGTAAATTCCACTTCCAGTTCCTTTACTTGAATCTAAATTTACAAATTTAGTTTTAGTATTACCAACTCCTGTGTTAACACCATCTTTGAAAACATTACCTGTTGTGTCTACTTTTAATCTTGGGTATTTTGTTGTAACTTTCGATGGACCAATAGATTTTTTAAACTTATCTGGGCTATATGCTTTATTTGAAGTAAATAAACTTTTTGTTGAACCACTTGCACCTGTTGGTACACCTTTACCACCTAACATTCCTAACTTAGATGCACCTAATAATGCTGCACCCGCTAGAAGAATCTTATTTCGTCTTCTTGATTTTTTTGACATATCTTTATCTCCTAATTAATAATATACGTATTTACGTTCTTTATAACTTTGAACCTCATCCTCGTCAGAATAAGTAGTTACAAAAGAACCTTGTCGGTATCTTAACATAGCTTGGGTGGTGCTGTCCACATAATCGTCATGTTCTCCATGAGGAAAAGCTGCACATTCTTCTATGACTTCTTGAGCCCAATGCTCATCTCGGGGATAATACACCTGTCCGCTCTCAAATATAGGAGAACTAGCATTAACCCTAGAGTGTTTGTCTTGTCCTCTTCCTGGTGTGTAATCCATAACAGGTATACCCATTCTTCTTAATTCTTGTAATAAACTTTGTCCACTCGCTTTAGCTTCTATAATAATTGTCTCTGGTTGCCAATACTTATATTGATCTAACGCTACCATTTTTAATTCTGGAAAATCCCATTTACCTTTGATCGCATCAATTAACATAATAGCATCAGGGGAGCCATCGTGAGGCGTGAATATTCCCCAAGTAGTAATAGCTGAGTAATCGGCAGTCTCTTTTTTACTGAACGCAGTATCATAAGATTGTATAACATGCTTTAACGCAGGAAGATCCTCGGACCACGGTTGCCACCATTCTCTTTTTAATATTGCTCCTTCCTCTGAAGTTGGATTTTGCATGTACTGTGCAGACCAATTTCTAATTGAGATTGAAGCTTTAACTTTTTCTAATTCTTCTAGGTTCCAATATTCAGGCCAAACAGGTACCGGATTTTCTTCGTCACCTAAAAGAGCTGGAAAAGAAATTTTCTCCCACTTGTCTGCCTTAGGTTCATTTTCTGATCGTATTAATCTTCCGGTCAAATCATCTTCTGCCCATCTTGTCATTACAAGTACAATCGAGCCTCCCGGTTGTAAACGTTGTCTGGGTCCTGATAGGTACCAATCAAACGTTCTCTCCATTGCACTATCGGACATTGAATCTTGTTCCGTGTGTGGATCGTCAATAATAAGTAAGTCCGCCCCTCGTCCTGTGATAGAACCGCCAACACCCGCTGCAAAGTATTCCCCACCTTGATTGGTCTCCCAACGTCCTTTTGCCTTACTATCTTCTCTTAGTCTAACATCTCCAAAGATTTGTTTATACTCTGGACTGTCAATTAAGTTTCTTACTTTCGCACCGAACCTTCCTGAAAGTTCTGCGTTGTGTGATACCTGCATAATTTTCATTTTAGGATTCTTTCCAATCATCCAAGCAGGAAAGTATATGGATGCAAATTCAGACTTAGTGTGTCTAGGAGGCATATTCACGATGAGCCTTCCTTTTTTATTTTTTGATATCTTTGTGAACTCGTGTGCAATATGTTGGTGGTGTCCCCACTTATCAGGATCCCTATCAGTTCTACAAATAAAATCTGGCCATACATTTTTTACAAAATATAAAAAATTATCTTGACATAATTTTATATGTTTAAGCCACACTTTTTCGAGCCTCTCTCGTAGCTGATCGGTGGTCAATAATTCTGTATCAGTCATCTAGATTTAATATACACCTGGGTCCCCTAAAAATAAACCCCCTATAATCTACAGCGACCCACTACATGTATCTGTCATAGCAAGTAAAGGTAAAGATAGTAAACATCGAAAAAAAAATCCTAAAAAAATGAAAAAGTAAAACTTTTGATTTTTGGATTTTGGTTGGTACCTCTAGGGGTGTCCAGGCCCGAAGGCCTGGACTAGGGAAACTTGTTTATCTTAAGTAGCTTAAGAAAGCTTTTTTTAATCTATTTCGCTCAGCTACTGTTATTTTTTTAGTAGTGTCAGCGAAATGATTGAAGCTATATTTTCTAAATATGGCCCACGCTTCACGGGCCTCGCATGGCTCACCAATTGAAGAAGCCATCAGCGGACAATTTTCATTGTGATCTAAATCAAAAACCGCGTGACATAATTCATGTAGTGTAACATGTAATAAATAATCAGGCCCTCTATTAATTGCTTTTTCAGTGATCCAAATATTTAATCGACCGCCTACACCTAGAACGTTTTCATTACCTTCTGTAGGGTTACCGATCCGAACATTTATTCGAGGCAATTTAATACCTTGGTCTTTAGCTTCGTATAAAATACTGATTACTTTACGTCTTAAAATATACGTTGCATCGTTCATTTTATTATTTTTTATTTGTTTTGTTTTCATTTTATTTTCCCTTTTTGTTAATTGTTTATTCTGTTAACTTATCCCATCTTAATAAGAGCGTCAACTAAATAATTAATTTTTATTCAACCTATAGTTGTACTTTATTTTCCCTCCTTTTCTTCTTTTCTTCTTTTATTAGGCCCTTTATATACGTTCTTACGTTAACTTTTTGAGCTTCTGTTAAATGATCCAAAATAAAATCTAATGCAAACCAGCTGTTTTCGTTGTCTTGTAACTTTCTATAAAGATCGTCAATTTTTGCATTTGATTGCATGTTTAGTTGGTATTGTGTCGACGTTT